TCATCGAAACAGGCTCCCGCCGTCGAGGCCGCCATCGCCGGGCCTGACGCCACCGATGATGAAGTCGTTGCCGGGGATGTGCGGGAAGCCGCGGAAGTTGATTCCGTTGCCGAATTTGGCCTGGCAGGTGGCGAAGCTCTTGTCGCAGCCGGGCGAGACGAGGAAGGCGTCGCCGGCCTGGATCGGCGCCGGCGGCGCCTGCCAGAGCTGCAGCGCGGTCAGGCCATCGGCGGCCGCGTGGCGCTTCACCTCGGTGGCGAAGCCGAGATTGCCGCCTCCCGTGAAGACGAGCCGCCCGCCGGTGAAATGCCCGTCGGCAAAGGCTGACAGCCCCGGCGCGGTCAGGCCCAGCCTGCCGTCGCTGGACGCCACGCTGGCCTCGACCGGCACGAGCGCGACGCCACAACGGGCATCGCCGAGATCGGCCGCGCAGGAGCGCATGTAGAGCCGGCCGCGCTCCTCGTCGAAAGCCTTGGCAAGCCCCCTCACCTCGGCGTTGAAGGCAGTGTCACCGCGCCGGATCTCGCCGACGAAGCCTGTCTCCAGCAGCAGCCGCTGGCCGGTGTCGGCCCAGTTCACCAGCCAGACCGAGACCCGCGCGTCGTCGTAGAGGCCACGGGCGATGTCGGCCTCGTTCAGGCCGATCGCCGCCAGCGCGCCCGAGACGTCGCCACCGCCGATGGCGAAGCCGAGTTCGGAGGCACTTTCGGCCGCTTCGAGCCCCGTCACCGCGGCAAAGACGATGCCGTGGAAGCTCAAGGCCCTGTCGTGATCGGTGAAGCCGAGCACGGCGCCGTCGCGGCGCGTCAGGCTCCAGCAACGGCAAAGGGTCGTGGCGCTCTGGGCCATATGGGTGGCCAGTGCCTCGGGGATCTCACGCATCGGGGCTGTCCTCGTCTCGCCTCACGGGATGATCTCGACGATCGGGATGCGGGGGATTTCACCGGCCTCGAAGGCCGAGAGATCGACCTCGATGCTGTCGATGTCGAAGCGCACCGGCACGTCGAAGAGAAAGCCGGCGCTGACGACGGCCCCCGGCCCCGGCACATGCCCGGGAGCGAAGGTGACGAGGCCGGTCGTGGCATCGCAGGCCCAGTGGGCGGGGTCGGTCGGGACGCCGTCGACCGCGATCAAGACCTCGCCGGGTACGGGCTTGGTGATCTCCCGGCGATAGGTCGCGATGCCCGTGCCGTAATGCTTGCAGAGCTGGAAGCTCGCCGTCACGCCGTCGCCCGTGCCGATCGCCTGGTCGGTCGCGGCCGGCGCCTGCGAGGGCGGGCCGCTCTTGCCATCGAGCCGGTCGCGCCAGCGGAAACCGTAGAGCCGGCCCCGCCGCTCCTCGAAGAAGGCGATGACGGACGCCAGCGCATCGAGCGTGCGGATGCCGACACCGGCATCGTAGCGGCGGCGCGAATGGGCCCAGCGGCTGTTACGGACCTCCCGGCCCGAGGCCAGCGTGACGATCTGGGTCAGGCGCTCGGGCCCGCCGCGCGCACCCCGCGCGACGTCGGTGGGAAAGCGGATCTCATGGAAATCGGGCATGCTCCAGTGTCCTCACAGCGCCCGGCTGCCGCGCGCCACGGCCCGTGCGATCGCCGCCGAGACCTGCGCCTCGGAGCGGCGGAAGCTGTCGGCGTCGGGCGTGGCGACCTGGACGACAACATTGAGCGGGCGGCGCGCCTCGCTGCCGGACGAGCGCACGCCGAGCCGGCCATCAGCACCGCGCGACAAAGGCAGGATCGCCTCCGCGCCGCGCTCGCCCATCAGGCCGAGCCCGCGCCCGAGCGGGAAATAGGCCGGCGAGGCAATCACCCCGCCCTCAGCAAAGGGGGCGACCGCCACGCTGGCCCCGCCGCCGAGTCCGCCTAGGCTGAGGCCGCCCCCGAACAAACCGGTCAGACCTTTGATCCCCGTCGTGAGCAGGCTGGACAGGCTGGTCTGTATCGGCTTCAGCGCCGATTTCAGCAGGCTCTCCGTCATCGAACGGCCGACGCTGCGCAGCATGTCCTCGAAGCGCTTGCCCTCGACGATGCCTTTGGCGAAGGCGTTGGTGATCGATTTGCCGAAGCTCGCGGCGGATTTGTCGAGGCTCTGGGTGAGCGACCCGAACGCGCGCAGGTCGGAGAGGCGGGAGGACAGGTCGATGTCGTCGTCGGCCATGGTGGGCCTCGCTTTCGATCAGGGGGTGGCGGCCTCGTCAGGCGTCAGGATGGGCGGCCATCAGCGCCCGCAGGTCGGCACGCCGGAGCGCGGTCGCGGCGTCGGCGGGTTGGTGAGCCCGCAGCGCCGCGCCGATTTCGCGCGGCGTCGCGGCCCAGAACACGGCCGGCGGCCAGCCGAGCCGGCCGAGTCCGAAGGCCATGACCTCGCGCCAGGGAAACGGGACGGCCGCCGGCTGGCTCATGCCGCCGGCGGCCGCGGAGGGCGCGCGGTGTCCGCCGCCTCCGGAGCGCTTTCGTCGGCGCCGCCGAAGGTCGCGTCGAGCAGAGCGATCGCGGCTCGGATCGCGCCGTTGAGCCCGCCATCGAAGGCCAGGCCCGCGACCTGGTCTTCGCTGACACTGCTACCGGCTCCGCGAAGGCCGGCCGCAAGGATGCGTGTGACGTCACGGGCCGAGAGCCTGCCGCCCGCGAAGCGCTCGCCCAGCGCCGGCAGGCTGTCAACGCTGAAGGCCTGTTCGAGTTCGGCCAGCGCGCCCAGCGTCAGCCGCATCGGCAGCGCCTCGCCATCGACCAGGAGCGCGGTCTCGCCGCGGTGGCGGTTGATCATGACCGGCTCCTCACAATGCGACGAAGGCGAGCTGGCCGGCCGATTCCAGCGACAGGTCGAAGGTGACCTCGCCGGCATGGTCACCGCGATATTCCAGGCTCGACAGCTGGAACGGGCCGGTGATGGTGCCGAAATCGGGCACGATGACCTGCCAGTCGCGGATCGCGCCGTCGAAGAAAATCTGGCGGACGAGCGCGTCCGAGGCCTCGTCCTTGAAGATGCCGGCACCGCTGATCGCGGCGCGCCGCATGCCTGCGCCCGCCAGCAATTCGCGCCAGCGGCCGGCGGATTCCGAATGCGTCACATCGACCGTCTCGGCGTTGAACGCGATCTGGCGGGCGCGCAGCCCGGCGACCGTGACGAATACGCCTCCGCCGTCCGCTGCCTTGAGCAGCAGATCCTTGCCCTTCTGTGCCGACATTCCGGCTCTCCTTCGTCCAGTTTGGTTGAGATCAGAGGGCTTCGGTCACCGCGCGAAAGCGGATCGCCACGAAGGCAAGCCCGGTCGCGCCGTCGCGTGTCAGCCGGCTCGACCGCCAGCGCAGATTGACCAGCCGGTGCCCCGAAAGCGTCGGCGACGCCTCGTCCAGAACCGCGACGATGCGGGCCGCAGCCTCGAGCGCCCGCCGTGACGAGCCGCTTTCGCCGGCCCAGACGGTCAAACCGACATCCTGCTCGCAGCCGCGGTCGCTGCCGGTCGACCAGTCGAGCGCCTCGACATCGCCATGGACGATGTAGACGCCGCGCGCGGCGCGCGGCGCCTCGTCATGGATGCGGCCGGGGCCGATCAGGGCGGCCAAATCGGCGTCGGCTTCGAGCCGTGCCTGGAGCGCCGCGCGCAGACTGAGGATCGCGTCGCTCATGGCGAGATCTCCTGGACCAGGCAGATCAGGCGGCGCCGGCTGCCATCAGGGTCTGCGACCGCGCGGATGTCGAAGAGGCGCTCGCCGTCGCGCAGGCGCTGGCCGGCATCGACGCCCGGGCGCCAGCGCAGCGTGACGCGGTGGGTCGCGACCTGTTCGGGCCGACCGCGCCGCCAGTGCTCGCCGCCCGAAAGCCATTCGAGCTGGGCCCAGAGCGCCGCGACGGATTCGAAGGCCTGGGTCGTCCCGCCGAGACCGTCCGGCATCGCCACGGGCGCCTCGAGCGTCAGCCGGCGGCGCAACGCCCCGACGGGTGCGCGATCGTGATCCGAAGGCGCCATCGCTCACAGCCTCGCGCGGCGAAACGGCGCGATCAGCGCCAGGATCTCGGGCGGCAGCGCCAGCGCATCGCGGCCGACGACATCGCCCCGCCGCTCGAACCAGCGCGCCGCCAGCCGCAGCACCGCCTGCCGCAGCAAGGCCGGCACGGCATCCGCCGTCGCGCCGAATCCAGCGACGACGTCAATCTCGATAGCGCCCCGGTCCCGGCCGATCTCGGGCACCTCCGCGACGATGCGCAGCACCGGCGGGTCGGCCAACGGATCGAGCTGCAGAGCGTTCATGGCGACCGGCTGGGCCGCGCCCAGCGCGTCATAAACACGCGCCCCCGTCAGGACGTTAACGGGCGAGAGCGGCAGGCGGATCTCGCCGCTATCGGGCCAGCGGTCGATCACGATGCGCCAGCTCTGGTCGACGAGCAGGCGGCCCGACGCCGCCTCCACCATCAGCCGCGCTGCCGTGATCAACGTGCCCAGCAGATCGTCCTCGTCGGTCTGGTCGAGGCGCAGGAAAGCCCGGGCCTCGGACAGCGAGACCGGCTCCTGGGCCGGCGGGGTCAGGGCAAGCGGCGTCAT